TCAAACCAATCTCCAAAAAACATTCGAAGACCTTTCAAAGAAAAAAGAAGAAATCGTTTATTACGATTTTGCCTATTCCTTACTCAAGGACGATGGCGTTAAAACGAAGATAATCAAGAAGTATCTTCCGTTCATAAATCAGCAGGTGAATCGTTATCTTCAGATGATGGATTTTTATATCAATTTCCATCTTGATGAAGAGTTCAACGAAACGGTCAAGTCGCCCATTCACGAAGACTTTTCTTACAGTTCTTTCAGTGAGGGTGAAAAAATGAGAATCGATCTGGCACTCCTCTTCACTTGGAGAGAAGTCGCCCGAGTCAAAAATTCCGTAAATACCAATCTGCTGATTATGGATGAGGTCTTTGATTCATCTCTTGATGGTTTCGGCACTGATGAGTTCCTTAAGATTATTCGTTATGTGATTAAGGATGCTAATATTTTTGTGATCTCTCATAAGACAGACCTGCATGACAAATTCGAAAGTGTCATAAGGTTTGAGAAAGTCAAAGGTTTTTCCCGTATGATGTCCTCACAAGCACAAGGCGAATGAAACTTCCCAACTGGCAACACCACTCTAAAAAGGAGCAGAAGCGGAAACTGAAACCGCAAGCACTCCGACAAGCAAAAGCACGTCGCCAAGCACTCAAGAAGCGTCTCCAACACGGGGACGCTTCTTATTTTATAAATATCTAAAAAGTCTTTGTGTAAAATGAGAGATCAAGAAATTTTAGGATTAATGGAAGCGTATTCTTCCATTTATACTCAACAAGAAGAACTCACCGAAGAAGTTCAAATTGCTGCCCAATATTTTTATGAAATGGGTTTGAATGAAGAAGGTATTGATATTCTGATTGAGGAACTTGGTGTAGAAGAGTTTGCTGAGTTTGTTTATGATATTGCTGAAGAGTATGTTTTAACCGAAGCAAGATCAGGTGGGTCAAAGATTGAACCTGTTACTGCTTCTGGAAAACCATTTAAATCTGGAAAACCAACTGGAAAGTCATTACAAAGACTTCGTGATAAGAAAGCTGCGAGAACGGCAGGTGAAGAAGAAGCATCTGCTGCAAAACCATCAGGAATGAAGGCATCACTACAGAGACAATCTGCAGTTGCTGCTGCTGCAAAGAAACAACCAAAGAAACCAGGTCTTTTAGATCGTGTTGCAGGTGCTGTCAATAGAGGAATTGAAAGACATAATGCTGCTATGGGTGAATTGAAAAAAATGAGTGCAGCAACTGCCGTAACGGCTGGTAAAGTTAAGAAAGCTGCTGGAGAATTTAAAAAAGGTCTTACCAGTGAAGAAGTAGAGCAACTTGAAGAAGGTCGTTGGAATAATCCACGATGGAATGAGTATGAGAGACAAAATAAAGCTGCTGATGCAGAAGATAGAAAGAGAGGATTGCCACAAAGTTACACTGATAGAAGAAATCAGCGTAGACTGGCATTGGGACCTTATCGTCCAGGAGCTCCTCATTCTGAGAGAAAAGAAGCTGGTCGTCAAAACCTCAAAGACCAGGATAAAGTTCCCAAGAAAGATGGTAAGGATATGTTTGAGCATATCTTAGAGCACCTGGTCGCAGAAGGTTATGCTGACACCAATCAGGCAGCTCTTGCTATTATGGCAAATATGAGCGAAGAGTGGAAAGAAAGTATTCTTGATGAAAGTAGAGGAGCAGAATTAAGAGCAAAGCACGGAGATAACCCATCAAAAAAATTAGAGACAAAAGCATTTGGAAAAGCGATGAGTTATGATAATAGAGATAGATTACCAACTGGAACAGGCACTGAAGTGAGGGCAAGATATTTGGGACTTTCTGGAAGAGCAAGAAGTCGTGCTAGAGGGGAAACACCAGCAAGCAGTGCTGTTAGTCCTGATAACGAATCGAGAACAGTTAGATCGAGAGGTGGGAGAGCAAGAGGAATTGGTGCTGGAGAAAATCGTGATAGACCAACAGGTTGATACCACTTTCCAAACTGGCACATAAGAGGGTTTCACCACCCTCTTTTTTTGTATTATAGGTTCATAACGCACAACGCTCTATGACCGTCCGCCACGAAATCAAGTCCCAACTTGCTAAACTTCTTGCCACCGAAGACCTTGTGGTTGAGCACAAGAAGGTGGAGACTGCCTGCTTCAACGTTCATACCCGTGTGCTGACCCTTCCGATGTGGGAGAAGGCAAGCAACACCGTGTATGACCTTCTGGTGGGTCACGAAGTCGGACACGCTCTCTATACGCCTGATGAAGACTGGTTGGAGAAAGTAAAAGTTCCCCCGCAGTTTGTGAATGTGGTGGAGGATGCTCGCATTGAGAAACTGATGAAGCGTCGTTATGCTGGTCTCGCCAAGACCTTTTATGCTGGTTATAAGGAACTTGCTGACGATGATTTCTTCCAGATTGGTGATGATAAACTGGAAACTTATAACCTTGCCGACCGTGCGAACCTGTGGTTCAAAATTGGCAACTATATTGATATTCCCATTGAGCGTGGTGAAGAGACTGAAATCATCAACCTGATTGCTGACACCGAAACCTTTGCTGATGTTCTGATTGCCGCAGAGGAACTCTACAAGTATTGTAAGCGAGCACAAGAAGAACAGGTCAAAACCAACTTGGATAACTTGGAAGCACAGCAAAGTGGTGCTGATAATCAACCCGCTTCCGATTTTACCGATCAACAGGAAGGTGAAAATAATCAACCCGAAACTGATGGTTCTGAGGGTTCTCCTTCTTCCGAAGAAACTACTCAACAACCTACTCAAAAAACTAAGGAACAAACTGGGGGGGAAACTGAGGAAGAACCTGAAGTCAAGACGATGGAGTCTCTGGAAGAGGCACTCAAAGATCTTGTTAATAATAGTGGTCCCGAAAATGTTTATTTGGAATTGCCTAAACTTGACCTGAAAAAGGTTATTGTTCCGAATGCTGATATTCATTCCAACTGTAAAAACTCTTGGAATACTTTTTCGGAAAATACTGGATATAAGTATGAGGATCTCTTTGGTGAAGTTGACCGTCAGTTTGTTGAGTTCAAGCGTTCTGCTCAAAAGGAAGTCAACTATCTGGTGAAAGAGTTTGAGTGTCGCAAGGCAGCAGACTCCTATGCCCGTGCTACAACTGCCCGTACTGGCGTTCTGGACTGCTCTAAACTTCATACTTACAAATACAACGAAGACCTTTTTAAGAAAGTTACGACTCTTGCTAACGGCAAGAATCATGGTCTGGTGTTTGTGCTGGACTGGTCTGGTTCAATGTGCGATGTGATGCTAGATACCGTTAAGCAACTTTTCAACCTTGTCTGGTTCTGTAAGAAAGTTGCGATTCCTTTTGAGGTTTATGCTTTCACAACCGACTATCCTTTGGTTTCTTATGATGAGAATGGTAAGGCAAGTTTTCGTGAACTTGCTTATGAGAAAAAGGATGGTTTGATCCAAGTCGGTGAATGGTTCTCGATGATGAATCTTTTGACTAGTCAAGTGAATGGTAAGACTCTGGAAGAACAGATGAAGAATATTTTTCGTCTTGCTTATTCGTTTGGTCGTAATTGCTATACCCGCTATTCTATTCCTCTGGGTCTTTCTCTTTCGGGCACTCCTCTGAATGAAGCACTCATTTCTCTTCATCAGATTTTGCCTAAGTTTCAGAAGGAGAATAAACTTCAGAAAGTTCAGTGTGTTATTCTGACTGATGGTGAAGCGTGTGGTATTAAGTATCACCGTGAAGTCAAGCGTAATTGGGAAGATGGTCCTTTTATGGGAACTGCTGCGATTGGATTTAGTTCGTTTCTGCGTGATCGTAAGACTGGAAACACTTACTCTCTCGATTGTGAATGGCATCAAATCACGGATGTGTTTCTTCGCAATCTGCGAGACAGGTTTGCTGATATTAATTTCATCGGTATTCGTGTTTTAGAAGGTCGTGATGCTGGTAATTTTATTCGTCGTTATTGTGGTTGGTATGGATCAGAGTATGATAAGGTAATGATCTCTTGGAGGAAAGAAAAGGCATTCACTATCAAAAAGTCTGGTTATCATTCTTACTTTGGTCTCTCCGCCACTGCCCTTTCTCAAGATACTGAGTTTGAAGTTGCTGAAGATGCAACTAAGACTCAAATCAAGACTGCTTTTGCCAAGAGTCTTAAATCTAAAAAAATGAACAAAAAGATTCTTGGTGAGTTTGTGGAACTCGTTGCCTGATAAATACCTAAAAAGTTCATAAAAATGAAGACTTTTCAGGAATTTATGGTAGAATGCTATTCTGTTGATGAAGCAACAATTCATAAACAGGTTAGAAACACTCAAGAAAGAGATACTGCTATGATCTCTAGGGATCGTGGATCTCAAAGTGAAGGGCAAAATAGAAGAGAAAGGAAGTCAACTGAAAGAACTCTTAGAAGATCAGGTCACGGATTTAGTAAAAATGTAGGGTCTTATGATGAAGGTGAAGGTCGTGGTATGGGAACAGAAGTTTCTTATCAAATAACGAGGAATCCTAAAAAAAATTCTAAAAAAGGTTTTGAAAGAAAAATGCGAAACTTGGGCAAGAAAAAAGGACCTTCTGGAGAACCACAACACAGTGTTATTACTCAAAGAGCAGGTAAAGATGCTAAATTAGTATCAACTGATGGAAGTGGGGAAAAATCTTTCAGTATTGGAAGAGCAAAGCACGGAAATAATCCTGATCCTTCAATTGGTCAAACTACAGTAGGTAAAGTAAGATCACAAAAGAAACCAAAACCAGAACAAACTGAAAAAAATGTCAAACAAAACAGATCATTCCACTACAGTAGTGAAGGATAATTTTCCCTATCAACATCGTATTGATGAGGATAATAAAATAATTTATATTTATTGGGAAGGTAACGGTCAATTAGGTCGTTATGGTGTCCCTTATAATATGAAAAAGTTTTATCCTGAATATTCTTATAAATTTTCCAATAAAGAAAATATTTGATTCAACCACTTTCTAAACTGTCACAGGGGGCACTTGGTTGCCCCCTTTTTGCTTGTATAATTACTTTGTTGAAACAAACCACCTAACTACATTATGCCTCGCAAGTCTGCTGTGAATGACGCCCAACTGATTGAGTCTCTTAAAGAACTGTATGGTTCTGAAATTACAACTGGTGATCTTCGTGGTTTTTGTGCCTCTCGTGGTCTAAACTACCAGACCGTTACTCGCCGTCTTGAGAACTTTAAGACTGCTCGTGGTCGCTGGAACTTAGAAGTAACTCAAGAACGTGTTGAGCAAATTGAGCGTAGTTTTGTTGCTCCTCCTGCTCTCCCTGCTGTGGAACAAAACCTTATTCCTGATAAAGATGATACCTTCGTCAAGTTTGGTAACTTTAACGATATTAAGAAAATTATTCAGTCCCGTATCTTTTACCCTACGTTCATTACGGGTCTGTCGGGTAACGGTAAAACGTTCTCTGTTGAGCAAGCGTGTGCTCAACTGGGGCGAGAACTGATTCGTGTAAATATTACAATTGAAACTGATGAAGACGATCTTATTGGTGGATTCCGCCTTGTTGATGGTGCTACTGTGTGGCATAACGGTCCAGTTATTGAAGCCCTTGAGCGTGGAGCGATCCTGCTCCTTGACGAGATTGACCTGGCATCCAACAAAATCCTTTGTCTCCAATCCGTGTTGGAAGGAAAGGGTGTTTTCCTGAAAAAGATTGGTCGCTTCGTGAAACCTTCCGCTGGTTTCAATGTGATTGCAACTGCAAACACTAAAGGTAAGGGTTCTGATGATGGTCGCTTTATCGGCACTAATGTCCTCAATGAGGCGTTCCTTGAGCGTTTCCCTGTGACCTTTGAGCAGTCTTATCCTGCTCCTGCTGTTGAGCAGCGTATTCTGGAAGGCATCGCTCTGGATCTGGGTGTTGAGGATCGTGACTTCTGCAAGCGTCTGGTTGATTGGGCAGACATCATCCGCAAGACCTTTTACGATGGTGGTATTGAAGAAATCATCAGCACCCGTCGCCTGGTTCATATCATCCGTGCCTACAGCATCTTTGGTAACAAGGCAAAGGCGATTGATGTTTGCACTGCACGATTCGATGATGAGACCAAGCAATCCTTTATCGAACTCTATGATAAAGTGGATGCTGACTTCCAAATGCCTTCTCAATCTGAACTGACCGTAGAATACGTTGACCAACCAGCTCCGTTCTGATATAATTGGGGAAGGTAAATTATGATCCTTTCCCTTTATTATTATGGACGAGTATCCCTACACACTTAACCTTGGTGGTGGAGATTATTCTGCATCACCAGATATGATTAAATTTGATCTGTCCGTTAATGATGACGGAACACTTAAACTTGATAAACAACCTGCTATGAGCGAATCTACTAATCACCTCTGGAAATATAACGAAGATAAAATTCTCAAAGACGTTGAGGATTATGTGACTAGCACTTATCACGGTCACTATTGTGGTGATGAATCTGGTTATGATGACATTCAAACAATTGATCTGATGGCAGCTAAAAAACTTGCTGCTGGTTTCTGTCAGGCAAACATCTTAAAGTACGGTAGCCGTTATGGTGATAAAGATGGTCGCAACAAACGTGATCTTCTCAAAGTGATTCACTATGCTATGCTTCTGCTTCACTTTGACAAACATTATTCCCGTAAAGATAATGGTCTGACTGAATTCCGTTGATTATGAAAATCCAAAACAAAACTATGAAACTCTCTGACAACACTCTCGCTCTTCTCAAGAACTTTGCTGGTATCAATAACTCTATTCTTGTGAAGCAGGGTAATCGTCTCCGCACGATTTCTGTTGCGAAGAACATTCTTGCCGAGGCAGACATCACCGAAGAGTTCCCCCGTGACTTTGCCATTTATGATCTCAACCAGTTCCTCAATGGTCTGAGTCTTCATCAGGACCCTGACCTTGACTTTGTTGAAGAGTCGTATCTGAGCATCAAGGAAGGCAAGCGTCGTGTGAAGTATTTCTTTGCCGACCCTAACGTCATCATCTCTCCCCCCGATAAGGACATTCAACTTCCTTCTGAAGATGTGTGCTTCCAACTGGATAGTGTGACTCTGGAAAAACTGCTCAAGGCAGCAGCGGTCTATCAACTCCCTGACCTTTCGGCAGTTGGTGGAGCAGGTGTGGTCAAACTGGTGGTTCGTGATAAGAAGAATGACACTTCTAACGAATACTCGATTGTGGTTGGCGAGACTGATTCTGAATTCACTTTCAACTTCAAGGTAGAAAACATCAAGATTATTCCTGGTGCCTATGACGTGGTAGTGTCTTCTAAACTTCTGTCACAATTCACGAACAGCAAGTATAACCTGAAGTATTATATTGCTCTGGAACCTGATTCTACCTTTGGATGATGGAATTTCTTCTTTATCTTACTCCTCAAGCAAAAGACATTCTCAATCAAATTTACAAAGCAAAGTATTCAGTTCGTGAAAATGTCGGACATTGTAGGAGTAATAAAAATATTTTTGGATATGCAGACTTTGGCAATAAATTTGTAATCTGCACTAAAAATATTAAACAAAGTGGTTTTGATCTAGAACATTACGTTAATGAGACTGTTTATCACGAAAGTGTTCACGTTGCCCACCTTTGTAATAGATATAAACCATTTGGTATATCTAAAAAAGATATGATACTTCCAGCATTTAAATATCAAGATGTCAAAAATTCTGTGAACGTATCCTCATCTTCCGCTCAAATGGAACACGAAGCATATTGGATGGAAGACAAACCAGACAAAGTTAAGTATGCACTTCAAAAGTATTGTTTCTGATGAACATCTTTGTGACTTCTCCCTGGCCTGCAGAGAGTGCTATCTGTCTTCCCGATAAACACATTGTCAAAATGCCTTTGGAATGTTGTCAAATGCTTTCCATTGTGGCATCTAAAAAATGGGGTCATAACTATGGCCCTTTGTATAAGATTGACGGCACTCCCTACAGAACTGAAAAGGGTGCGTTTCGTAATCATCCCTGTACCAAATGGGCAATGGATAGTATCCACAATGCCTATTGGTTAATTAAGTGGGGTATGAACTTGTGTGATGAGTATCGGTTACGATATGGTAAGACACATTCGTGTTATAATCCTCTTGTTCATGCTTATTACATCTTCCCAAAAGGAAAGATTACAGAGGTAACTCCATTCGCTCGTGCAATGCCTGAAGAGTGGAAGTTTGATGATAGTATTGATACATTTACCGCATACAAAAAATACATTGCTTCTAAACCTTGGGTGAAGGGCAATTATCTTCGTATGCCTCAACGAAAACCTGAGTGGGTATGAAATACGAAAGGGGTGATGTTTTTCTTGACAAAGATACGCATAAGTTGTATATTTTTGATGGGAATGAATGGTGGGAAATTATCCCCACTTGTAAATTGAAAAAACCTGATTGGGTCTAAATTATGAACAGTGATTTTATTTGGGTTGAGAAGTATCGACCCAAAACAATTGAAGATTGTATTCTTTCTGAAAGTACCAAGAAGACTTTTCAGGACTTTCTAAATAAAGGTGAAATTCCAAATATGCTTCTTGCTGGTCCTCCTGGTATTGGTAAGACCACAGTAGCAAAGGCACTTTGTAACGAATTGGGGGTTGATGTTTATGTCATCAATGGATCCGACGAGGGTAGATTCCTCGATACTGTCCGAAACAATGCGAAAAACTTCGCTTCGACCGTTTCGCTTTCGTCAGATGCTAAACACAAAGTCGTCATCATTGACGAAGCAGATAACACAGGAAACGACGTACAACTCTTACTACGGGCGTTTATTGAGGAGTTTGCTGGTAACTGCCGCTTCATCTTCACCTGCAACTACAAGAACAAAATCATCGAACCCCTCCACTCCCGATGTGCCGTTATCGACTTTGGGATTAAAGGAAAAGAAAAAACCAAGTTGGCAGGATCCTTCTTCAAGCGTCTACAGGACATCTTGGATGCGGAAGGTGTACGATACGATCCTAAAGTCCTTGCCGAACTGATTAACAAACACTTCCCAGATTGGCGTAGAGTTCTCAATGAATGTCAACGGTATTCTGTTGGTGGAGAAATTGATTCTGGTATTCTCGCAAGTTTTTCTGATGTTTCTGTAAATGAACTGGTTAAATCTCTCAAGGATAAGAACTTTACTGAGGTCCGAAAGTGGGTGGTCGGCAACTTGGATAACGACGCTTCTCATCTACTTCGCAGGGTTTATGACTCCGCTTATGATTGTCTTACACCCGCGACTATCCCCGCTGCCGTTCTTATTATTGCTAAGTATCAATACCAATGTGCGTTCGTGGCTGACCAAGAAATAAATTTGCTTGCTGCATTAACTGAATTAATGGTGGAGTGTGAATTTAAATGATTCGACATCAAGTAAAATCTAAATGGTATTATATTTTCTGGGGTGTTTGTGCCGTTGCCGTTGTTAGTGGTCAAATTTATGTTGGTCTCGGTTACCGTGAGATGGCAGAAGCAACTAAAAACACTGCTATTCAGGTAACTTGCGAACCACAATATATTACACCGTCAGATGTTAGACATCCTTTGAGGAGGGAATTTGAATGAGTCTTCTTAAAATTAACAAGGCATCTCTTTATGAGGTGCCAGTCAAGACAACTCCTGAGAATGTAAAAGAAGCAAATGAAGGTCTATTTCGTGCTAAAATGACTCTTCCTGCTGCTGCAAAACATTGTGGTATGACGCAGAAAGAAATGAAACTGACCTTCTTTGAATATTTGAAGTATCACAAACCTGATTATGAAGTCCCTGAAAACCCCGCTTAGATATCCTGGTGGTAAGTCCCGTGCTTGTGAAAAGATGGGACCTTACTTTCCAGACCTTCGCAACTATGATGAGTTCCGTGAACCATTTCTTGGTGGCGGAAGTGTTGCAATTTATATCACTAAAAAGTATCCCAACCTAGATATTTGGGTGAATGATTTGTATGAACCTCTGGTAAACTTCTGGCAGCAACTCCAGATATTTGGAATTGATCTTAAAGATAAACTGGTAAGTTTTAAAACAGCAAACAATACTCCAGAGTTAGCAAGAGAACTTTTCCTTAAAGCAAAGGAGCAAATCAATGACCAAAGTTTGCCAAGTATTGATCGTGCTGTGGCTTTCTATATTGTCAATAAGTGTAGTTTCAGTGGTCTTACAGAAAGTTCCTCATTTTCTCAACAAGCTTCCCAAAACAACTTCAGTTTGCGAGGGATCGAAAAATTGCCTGCGTATTCTGCGTTGATTGCAAACTGGCGTATAACTAATTACTCTTACGATTATCTGATGGATGGAAACAAAGGTGCTTTTATGTATCTCGATCCTCCTTACGATATTAAGGACAACCTCTATGGGCGTAAGGGATCAATGCACAAAGGATTTGATCACGATAAGTTTGCTGCTGATTGCGACGCTAACGATATGGATCAGTTAGTGAGTTACAACTCGGATCAACTGGTTAAAGATCGTTTTACTAACTGGAATGCTGCCGAGTTTGATCTCACTTATACGATGCGTTCGGTTGGTGAATATATGCGGGATCAAAAACAACGTAAAGAACTCTTGCTTTTTAATTATGGAATTGAAGGACTGGTTAAACTCGATCAATCAAACGAAGAAACACCTGATTGACGAAGATCCATCTCTAGAAAAAGAATATGCTCCTTATATTATCAATCGTTGTTTATCAGGTCATATTGATTGCATTATGTTTGCGAATGAAATGAATCGCTTTCATTTCCTTCCAAAAAAGATGCAATATGACTTTTTTATAAATAGTCTGAGGAAAAAGAAGAGATTTTCTCCCTGGCTCCGACAAGATAAAATCAAAGATCTTGATTATGTTAAACGTTACTATGGTTATAGTAATGAGAAGGCAAAACAAGCTTTGAGGATTCTTACTAAAGAACAACTAACATTTATTAAATCGAAATTTGAAACTGGAGGATCAAAATGAGTGTCGTTCAAGAACCTGAAGTGAAGTGGACGCCCGACCAAATGGTGGAAGTGATTCTTAACGAACCCGATGATTTTCTTAAGGTTCGTGAGACTTTGACCCG